ACTTATCCCAATTTTCCATTATAAGTTTCATGTGCTTAGACATTTATTTGCTCCTATAATGTATATAGATAGTTCATTGCATAAGGATCTCTAACAAAACCTTTTCGGATAGATCCTTGCTTGACTGCTTGTGGGACTTCGCCAAGCTCAGTAGAATCTTCTTTATCTGGATTGGTTAGCTCATCATCAGTAATAGCAACATAAGCTTCCATTGCTTCAAAATAAGGGCGCTCTTCTGTGATGAAATTAGAAATGTTTACAAGTGCTAGTTTGGCAGCAGATGTTTTTTCATCTTTTGGAGTTTGCATTTTTGCTTCAAAAGAGCCGTAAAAAGATCCAGCTTTAATTGACTCTGGAATAACAATTCCTCTTTTGCGAAGAAAAGTAAACAATCTGTTTTGTGCACCATACACATAATCAGAAGCAATTTCTTTTGGAAACGCAATAATCTTGCTTTCGTTTAACGAAAGAATAATATCAATGTCACCGTGATCTAAAATCATCAAACTTCCGTCTAACGATTTACGAACATTCATTTCAAGGGTGACTAGTTTTCTGTTGGCTTTATCTCCAACTCTAATCGTTATCGCCATTATCAATCTCCCCAACTAATGCTTGTGTTGCTAAAACTGTCATTAAAACATTTTCGTTAATGGTTTGTTTTGAGAAGCTATCTAATCTGCTAATGATTTGTTCTGTTTTTTGAACCATATCATTGTCGTCTTTTATCTCAGAGTTTTTGCAAGCTTCTGTTAGTTTTGTTTTTAATCTTTTGATTTCTTTATTCAAGAAAATCTTAAGTTCTAATGCATTATCAGCAAAAGAAGAAATGTAATGATTTAATAGTTCTTTTTGTTCTGACAAAAGAGCATCGTCGTATTTCTCATTAAATTTCTTAACGAAACTTTTGTAAGTTAAAGCATCGATTTGCGCTTGCTCAGCGCTTGGAGTGCTTTTAGACATTTGCTGAATAATGTTCTGCTCCAACATTACTCGTGTTTTTGGAGTTGTTTTTAACGAGAAAATCTGATCAATGGTGGCAAGACTTTTATAATTGGGCACAAAGTTATTGAAAATATCTGAGGATAGTTCTTTGTTAATGTCGTTGATTAATTCTGTTTGTTGGTTAAACAAACCTTGTGTGTCTATTAATCTTTTGGCTAAACGAACTTCTTTAATCAGTCTTTCGCCCATTTCTTGCTCAATACCCTGATTGCTATACAAAGAACGATAACACTCTAAATCTTCTGATAAAAGACTATCAGAGTTAAAATGCTTTTTAATAACTGAAATTGTTTTATCTCTTCGTTCCGTATCGCCCTTCATGATAGCAACAGTTGCTTCACGAATTAACGCTTCATAGACAAATGCGGTATTTCTTTTTTTGTTATGCCTTGTCTTCATTGTTGTTTTGCTCCGTTAAGATTTCTTTTGTTTTTAAACTGTCCAGCAAAGAGCGCACAGATTGATTAACTTCAAAAAGTTGTTCTTCCTCTACTTGCTCTCTCAAAGTATAAGTAGATTGCTCTTCCTCGTAAATACCAACATTTGCACGAATAGGTTTAGCAAGGTTGTTTATTGGTGGTGCTCCTGGGAATACATTACGAACACCTGAGCTTGCTTTTTGTCCCCCACCAACAGCAGCCAGCGATCTACTGCGAGGACCACCACCAGATCTGCGATCAACTTTGGTAGGGTAATATAACTTACCTTTTGCGCCTGGAGTTAGATAAGGCGTATTACGCGAGCCTGGAGGGACCGCGAGTAATGGTGACTCTTCGCCGCCGCCTGCTGGCTCTGCCTCTGGTTCTGGTGCGGCTGGTGTTTCTTCTGGTCCACCGAGGTCTAGTTCGCCGCCTTCTCCACCGAGGTCTAGTTCGCCACCACCTCCACCGAGGTCTAGTCCACCACCTCCACCGAGGTCACCAGCGGCTGCTTCTTCTGCGACTGCTTGTAGTGCAGCATCTTGCTTACGATCATAAAACATTTCGCGTTGGTTACGGATAAATTCTTCGTTTGACATACCAAAAATATTTTCCATAACCCAACGACGAGAAAAATATCCTTCGGTAGCACCAGCGGCAATATCAAACTTTTGCTTCCAGTGCTCTAGCTCTTGTAGTTCTGCAATCTTGGAAGGGTTGTTTAGCGATAACTCAAAGCCTAAAAGATCATCGCCTCTAAATCCAAGAGTGTAAAGATGAATAATGCCAATTTTGGTTAGCTCGGAAATAATAACTCTTTGTAGTCTTTGAATTGTTCTAGCAAAGCGAATGTCTTTCATAGCCAAAGTTGACTGATCTTCTGACGCGCCTTCGCCCATAGTAAGATAAGACTGCGGAATCTTAAGAGCAGAGAATAGTTTGTCGCGAAGATATTTTACATCATCAATAGCAGTAATGTTTTGGGCACCAGCAAGAGACTGAATGTCTGTAACAGAACCAGCACGAACAGGAATAAAATAATCTTCTTCAATAGACATTGGGTTGTAGCGAAGATCGATTCTGCCTGTGTCTGGGTTAACAACAGAATGTCGTTTTAGCTGCGTTACGATTTTCTCCATGTATTGTTCAACATCTTGTGGAGGAATTGCACCAACATCAATTTTAAATACGCGACGCTCAGAAGAACGAACAACGCGATAAGCCATCATAGAATCTTCCATTAACGTAAGCTGACGCCAGATACGACGCGCCGGCTCTAAAATAGAAGAACCATAAGGAATGTATTTATCATTTCCTAAAATTCTAAAATGACAAATCTGCCAATTTTCAAACGTCATACCAGCAGAGTTCCACTGGTACTGCACGTAATTTGGATTTGTAGAGTCTTGTCCTTCTAATCTCTCAATCTCTTGTGGAGGTAAAGCGATTACAGATTTAACTCCATAATTATCGTCAAGATCAAGATAAAGAAAGAAATCGCCATACTTGCACATTGTTCTAGACCAACCAAACAAGTTGTATTGGATGTTTAGCACCTGATCAAAAAGAATGTGCAATACTGCTTTGATTTCTTCGTTAGAACATTTAATGTTTAGCATTGGACGAAGTTCAGTATATGTTGTCATTTCGTCTGCGTAAATATCAAGAGTAGAAGCAATTTCTGGAGTGTATTCCATTTGATCAAAATCAACGTATCTTTCCGTCCTACGTTGGTTTGCGATTGCATCTGTTGCAACAACATCTAATGGGTTATAGAGAGATTTTTTAAATTGTTGCCCTGAAGCAGATTTAAATCTTGAACTATATTTGTCAAGATGCTGTCTTCTTATTCTTCGCCCTGACTGTGAGCGATAACTAATAATAGGTCCAGAAAAAAGCCTTGTTAACGCTTTAAATAACTGTGACTCTGCATTAGCTGGATTTCTTCCCGATCTTCTTGGTGGTGCCATTTATTTTCTCACTTTATAATCCATTTGTATTGATCATACATTAATCTTGCTTCTGTCATTTTATCCATTATATTATCTTCTTTGTGCCCTATCTGTCCTTTGATGCGAGTATTCATTGTTGTTTTAGTTGTGTAGATTGCATTAACAAAAGCTTTTGAGTAGTTTAGATCTCTAGAGTTCGCTTGAATCGCAGTATCTCTGACCCAGCATGCAATTGCAAGAGCCATAATTAAATCATCATGGTATCCTTTCATTGCTTGTGGCTTGCCATTTTTCCAAACAAAAGTTTTCATTTCACTAACAACACGAGATGAATTTATTTTAATTAGTTTATTTCTGATAAACTCTTCAAATTTCGCAATAATCAAAGGTCGTGTCTTCACACTTGTCGAAAAGCCTGCAACAGCAGTATTTCTAACTTCTGCTTGATATTGCTCAACATACTCGTGTGTAGACTTAATAGAATAATAAATATTTGGATAACCATATTCTATCAGTTTATCCAAAACTGTGTAGCCAATGTTATTGTTTTCAACCACCATCATGCAATTACCGTATTCTCTACCAACTTGATTTAACATGTTGGCAAACAAATCTGGCGATGGTTTACCTTGATATTCGCCTACAATCTCTAATGTTTCTAATTCAAGTATATGAAACGTAGAAAAGTCTTCTCCATCGCCTCTTGCAACATCAGCGACAAGAAGATAGTTAGATGTAGGATCAAACTCTTTCCAAATCCAAAAGTTACGATCAAAACCAGTGCGATGCTTTGGCTCGCAAACATTTGCCAATAACCATTCCATGTCTTCTGCGTCAATAACAGTTTCACCAGATGTATTAAAGTTGCACTCTAACTCCTGCGCGATCTGGCGTCTAGACATGTTGCGTGTTTCTTTTTTAAACCAAACTTCATCTCGCTCGGGGTGGACATGCCACGGAAGCGTTGTTAAGTGAAAGTTATTTGATTTTGATTCTGCATCGGCGCACGTTTTATGAAACCAGTTACCAACACCGTTTGGAGTTGATAGCGCGATACAGCGACCACCAGTAGACAACGTTGGATATAGACCAGTCCATAGCTCTTCTAAGCCTTCAATGTGCGCTGCCTCATCAAGAACTAATAAAGAAAGAGCTTCAGAACGACCAGCATCGCCAGAAGTTGAAGCAGCTTTAATTGAAGAACCGTTTGATAATTCAAAAGAAGTAGAGTTATCAGTTTTGATTTTTGCAATCAAAATCCACTCTGGTAGGTTCTTCATTATTTTCTTGACTTTCTTAACCAAGTTAGTTGCTGTAGCAAACTTGGTTGCCATAACAAGAACAGCTTTATCGCGATGAAACAACATCATCCAAGCGATGTAGCCTGCTGTAACTGTAGAAATACCTAACTGTCTTGCTTTAAGAATAACGTTAAATCGATGATCGTTAAAGTCAGATAACAATTTATCCTGAAAAGGATAAGTATTAAAAAGTATTAACCCATGCATAGGATGGGAAATACGTGCATAAGTTTTCAGAAAGTATGCTGGGTCTTTACCGCATTTAAGTATTTCTTTTACACGCTGTTTTTTATCTAGCTGAAAAGACATACTTTGCCTTAACTATTCTGTTCTTTCTTTCTAGAATCATTTGATGGGCGCTTTCCACCTTTACCGTCCCAGCCGCCTTGCTCAACAAAAGATCTCCAATATTCATCTGGAGCTTTGGAGCCAGTTTCGTTATTCATTTCTTCGGTTAGCCCACCAACGCGGAAGCTTAATTGGGCGATTACCCAAGAACGAACGCGAGAAGAGTTTTCAACTCTCATGTCAACTTCGCCTTCTTTGGTTAAGTTAACAGAGTTGCCTGTGATACGACGGTATTCTTTTTTAAGCCAACCAACAACTTCCATCATTCTATCTTCAACATCAGATTCAAAACCAGCAGTATAAACTTCTTTTAACTTAACTTCTGAATGATAAGAAAGGCACATCATGTCGCCAGCAAAACGAACTTTAAAGCCGTCCATAACGCGACTATCAAGAAGTGGAGAACCTT